ACTCAATACCATGTACAAGCATCTGTGGATCAACGGTCATGGTCATCTTTATGAGTGTGATGGTATGGGTGGTACGCCTCTCAACGAAGTTATCATTGCTGCTGAGGAAGTCATCAAGCGATTTCGTAAGAAGACTAAAGTTCAGATTGTCAATACGATCTTTCTGACTGACGGTGAAGCTAACGGACTCTATAAAATTCATGGTTCGCACGGCGCCGGTCATGCACTTGGTGGTAATGATCGCAGCAGTCAGGTTATCGTTCGTGATAATGTGTCCAAAAAAGAATATAAGGTGAAAAGTCATTATGACAACACCAATATTCTTCTGCGCATTCTCAAAGATCGTACTGATTGCAATCTGATTGGTTTCTTCCTGCATAAAGGTGGTCTGCAATATCTGGCTCGGCGTTATGAAAACACTACGCTTGATAGCAATTGCTGGAGGGAAAACAACTTCGTTGCTATGAATTCCGACGGTTATGATGAATACTATATCATCAATGTCAATGGAATGAATATCCAGAAAGAAGAATTCAAAGCGGATTCTTCCATGACTAAGCGTAAACTCGCGACAGCCTTTTCCAACTTTTCCAAGAAAAAGGCTGTCAACCGAATTCTTCTCCAGCGTTTTGTGGAAAGGATTTCCAAGCAGAAGAAAGTGGCTTGACAAAGCCACCTTCCTAGTCTATAATTCTAACATAGTCAAACACAACACAGGAACTACAGTATGTCTAAGATCGTTAATCGTGATGCTTTCATCAACGCTGCTAAGGAAATGTTTGGCAATATTTCCACAATCACTCGCAAGCAAGCTTTTGATGTTTGTGAAAAGTATGGAATGAATAGTCCGACTTGGTTGTTCAATGATCCTTCTCTCCGTCAGTCTCGTGGAAATTATGTTCTGGAAAAGAAAGTGTCTAGCAAAATGGTAAAGCCTGCCCCTGTCGCTACTGTTTCCTCCGCTGCTGATCTTAACGTCGCTGCGGCGATTGCGGCTGTTCCTCTGAATGTTCCTGCTGCTGTGAATTATACTCCTGATAAGCTCAGTGGTTATGTGCCGTTCGGCAATTTTTCCGACGTTCGCGCTATCGTGAAGTCTAAGAAGTTTTATCCTGCGTATATCACTGGTCTTTCTGGTAACGGCAAGACTTTGATGGTTGATCAGGTTTGTGCTACCGAAAAGCGCGAACTGATCCGCGTCAACGTTACCATTGAAACTGACGAAGACGATCTGATTGGTGGCTTCCGTCTTGTTGATGGTCGTACCGTGTGGCAGAATGGTCCCGTCGTTGTCGCGATGGAACGCGGGGCTGTTCTTCTGCTTGACGAAGTTGACCTTGGCTCTAACAAGCTTATGTGTCTCCAGCCTGTTCTTGAAGGTAAGTCTATCTATCTCAAGAAGATCAACAAGGTGATCACTCCTCAGTCTGGCTTTAACATTATCGCTACGGCTAACACTAAGGGTAAGGGTTCTGATGACGGTCGCTTCATCGGTACCAACGTGATGAACGAAGCGTTCCTTGAACGTTTCTCTATTACGATGGAACAGGAATATCCTTCTAACAAGACCGAAGAAAAGATCCTTAACAATGTTCTCAATGCTTCTGGTATTGTTGACACGGACTTCGCTTCTAAACTTGTTGCTTGGGCTGATATCACTCGTAAGTCTTTTGCTGACGGGGCAATTTCAGAAATCATTTCTACTCGCCGTCTTGTTCATATCTGCGAAGCTTTCGCCATCTTTGATATGAACCGCAAGAAGGCGATTGAACTCTGCACCAACCGCTTTGACTTTGATACGAAGTCTGCGTTCATGGAACTCTACATGAAGCTTGACGAAACGCTCAATCCTGTTCCTGCTGGCATGACTGATCCCGTCCAGCCGCTTGATGATAAGAAAGAAATTTCTTTCTAATAAAGAATTGACAGAAGATAAAACTCCTGTCATAATAGTGATTGATTGGTACCGAATCAACACCAATCAATCACTTCTTTCTCGGTTAAGTTGATTCATAACATTATGGAGAAATATTATGGCTCAGATTGATAAGGTTGCCCGTGTTCTTTCAAAGAATAACAAGGGTTCTGGTATTACAGTTGCTCGTATTGCTGACCGCACAGGAGTTCCTAGGAACTCTGTTTATAAGCGCGTTCATGATCTTCGTGAAATGGGATTTACCATTTACAGCAATTATCGCAATGTAAATGGTCAGCGTAAGTTGTATTACCGTATGTCAGGTACTGCAAATTAATACTTGATCTAACTTCTTTAGGGGGGATGCTATATAATAGTGTCCCCTCTTTTTGTTATATGGAGTGATCATAATGGAATTACAAATTAGAGTTGAAGATTTAAGAAAAAATAAATTGTTCGTTGCAACGCCTATGTATGGCGGTCAATGTAACGGGTTGTATATGAAAGCGTGCCTTGATCTTCAAGGTATTTGTCAGCAATACGGTATTGAAATTAGGTTTTCATTCCTTTTTAATGAAAGTCTGATCACTCGCGCAAGAAATTATCTAGTTGATGAATTTCTTCGCTCAGGATATAGTCATCTTCTTTTCATTGACTCAGATATTCTTTTTAATCCACAAGATGTATTGGCATTGATTGCGCTTGATAAAGACGTGATCGGTGGTCCTTATCCAAAGAAGTCTATCAATTGGCGAAATGTATTTAATGGTGCTAGAAAAATCATAGAAAATCCTGCTATTGATAAGTCTAATTGGAATCCTGGTGAACTTGAGTCGTTGACTGGAGATTATGTTTTCAATCCTGTACCAGGCACTAATTCTTTCAGGGTAACAGAACCACTAGAAGTTATGGAAATTGGTACAGGCTTCATGATGATAAAGCGTGAAGTGTTTGATAAATTTAAGGAAGAATATCCTCATTTGAACTATAAGCCTGATCATGTGGGCCAAGCTAACTTTGACGGTTCAAGATACATTCATGCATATTTTGATACTGTGATTGATCCCGACTCTCACCGCTATCTATCTGAAGATTATATGTTCTGCCAGTATTGGCGCGCCGTCGGCGGTGCAATTTGGTTGTGTCCTTGGATGCAGACAACCCATGTTGGTACATATGGATTTCAAGGTAACATGAACAAGATAGCCGAATTGACAGGCAATCTATGATTGTAGGAATTGTTGGATTTGCTGGATCGGGTAAGGGTGCTGTTTCAGATATCCTTATCCGCGATTATCAATTTAAGAGAGTTTCCTTTGCAGACTCTGTAAAGGATCTAGTTGCAACAATGTTTTCATGGCCTCGTGAACTTCTTGAAGGAGATACAAAAGAGAGTAGAGAGTTTCGTGAAATAAAAGACGAATGGTGGTCAAACAAGTTTGGCTACGATGTTACTCCAAGATATATGCTGCAACTTATGGGAACCGAAGCTGGTCGTAGTGTGTTTCACAACGACATTTGGATTCATGTCGCAGCAAAGCGATGCGAAAACATTGATAATGTTGTGCTTCCTGATACACGATTCCCTAATGAAATTGATTTTATCAGAAATGCAGGAGGATTTGTTATTCGCGTTGTTAGAGGTAAAGAACCTAAATGGTTTGATACAGCAAAACTTGCTAATTCAAATGTTGAAGAAGCAAAAGAAACTATGAAAAAGTTGAATGTCCATGAATCAGAATGGGCATGGATTGGTCAGCAGATTGATTATCAGATTGATAACAACGGATCACTTATAATGTTAGAATCTGATGTTAAACATATGATTCGCGTCTTTACAGGACCTACTAATGATGATATATTACATAAAGTAGTTTGAAATTGAGGAGTATATATTATGAAACTATCTGAGAATACTATGAACGTTCTGAAGAACTTTTCATCCATCAACGATGGTCTAGTTTTACAGAAAGGAACAAAGCAGAGAACAATGGCACCAGATCAAACTGTATTGATTGAGGCTATTCTTTCTGATGATTTTCCTGAACAGTTTGGAATTTATGAACTGAATAAGTTTTTGGGAAATATTACAACACTAAATGATCCTGATCTTACTTTTACTGGAAACAGTGTTATGATGGAAGACAGCGATATCAAACTCAATTGGTATTCGTGTTCGCCAAGTCTTATTGTCTCTCCTCCCGACAAAGAATTGGTAATGAAGAAGATTGATATAACATTTGATCTCTCGGCTGATCTCTTGAAGAAAATTCTTCGTCTCTCTCTTATGAACAATCTTTCCAACATTACTCTTCTAGGTAAGAACGGAGAATTGCGCCTTCAGACGCACGAAAGAAAGAATGATACTTCTAACTTTGCCTTCACCAAGATTGCAAAGCATGATGGTGCAGATTTTACTGTATCCTTTAAGGCTGATAAGTTTAAGATGATTCCTGATGATTATCGTGTTGAAGTATCAATTGGAACATTTGCAAAGTTTACTAACAAGTCTGGGAATCTGATTTACTACATCGCTCAGGAAACAAAATAAGGAGATATAAAATGAATGTATATATTCTACTAGATCGTTCAGGATCAATGGATAACTTATGGAAAGAGGCACTTGGATCAATCAACGCTTATGTTGAAAAGCTTTCCAAGGAAACTAAAGTCTATATGGCGGTATTTGATACAGAATATGATGTTGTTAGGCAATCAAATGCAGGAAGTTGGAAACCTATAACAAAGGATGAGATTGCTCCTTGCGGCATGACTGCATTATTTGATGCGTCTGCTCGTATTATGCAACGTGCTATAGATGATAATGCAGATAAAGCGGTTATAGTTGTTATGACAGACGGTGAAGAAAATTCATCACGTAATTTTAAGCAACTCGATGTCAAATCGCTTGTTAGTAAACTTGATCAGCGTAAATATGAACTCGTATTTCTTGGTGCCAACTTTGATAAAGTTGGTGATGTTGCTCAAACTTATGGTAAAGGAGCTGACAAGTTCATGAATATTACGGCTAAGAATATGTATAATACAATGAGTGGCACTCTTGCTGCTAGTACACATAATTATGCAACTGGACGCGCAATGTCCTTTACAGAAGAAGATAAGAAAGAGGCTGTTAAGTAATGTCTATGATTGGTCATAATAATCCAACCGTCACTGTAAATTCTCTTTCTTCTGATGATAAAAAGAAGTTGAGAAAGGCCATTGATGCACTGAACGATTCATTCACTCGCGTTGCTGCGGAACGTGAATTGCAGAAAGAAGTCATTACTGGAATTTTTGATGAACTTGGAGTGGACAAGAAGATCATTCGTCGCCTTGCCAAGGCTCATTATAAGGCTAACTTTAATGAAGAAGTAGAACAAAATTCTAACTTTGAGGACTTTTATAACATTGTTATAAAAGATCCTTCTAATGCCTAAATCTGAACTAGTCAAGAGGCTTGAAGAAATTATGAAGCCTCTTGACAATGAGATTATGATGTGTGATAATGCCAGCGAATTACTTTTGCTGGCATCTTGTATGTTATCTACTGCTGTGCAGATATACAAAATACAGATTGGCAATGCTGGTGCAAAAGATATGTTACAGACTGCGAAGGATAGGATAAAAGATGAGTGATGAATTTCTGTGGGTAGAAAAGTATCGTCCTAAAAAGATTGCTGACTGTATTCTTCCTGATCGTATCAAGAATATATTTCAGTCATATATTGATAATAAGAATATTCCAAATCTAATGCTTACTGGCACTGCTGGTGTTGGTAAGACAACTGTTGCTCGCGCTCTATGTGAAGAACTTGGAATCAATCATCTATTCATTAACTCATCAGATGAACGCGGCATTGAAATTCTGCGAACAAAGATTAAGTCTTATGCATCTACTGTGTCGCTGACTGGTGGTCGTAAGGTTATTATTCTAGATGAATCTGACTATTTGACGCCAGATGCACAAGCTGGTCTTCGTGGTGCAATTGAAGAATTCTCCGCTAATTGTACAATTATCTTTACTTGCAATTTTAAGTCCCGTCTTATTGATGCTTTGCATTCTCGTTGTTCTGTGATTGATTTCACATTACATAAAGATGAAAAGCCTAAGATGGCTTTACAGTTTATGAAGCGTCTAGAGTGTGTTCTCAAGCAAGAGAACGTTACATATGATAAGAATGCTCTTGCAAAGACTGTTGAAAAGTTCTTTCCAGATTTTCGCAGAACATTGAATGAGTTGCAGCGTTACTCTAACTCTGGAGAGATTGGTGCTAATGTTGTATCTCAGATTTCAGATGTGAGAAAGATTTCTGATCTTGTCGGTCATTTGAAAGCGGGCAACTTCTCTGATATGCGCAAGTGGGTTGTGTCAAACTCTGACATTGATCCTGCTCGCATCTATAGAACAATCTATGACAGTCTCTATGAATATCTAAAGCCAGATAGTATTCCTCAGGCTGTTGTAACTATTGCAAAGTATCAATATCAATCAGCATTTGTTGCTGATCAAGAAATCAATCTGGTCGCGTGTTTGACTGAGATGATGGTAGAATGTGAGTATGTCTAATGAGCTTATTTGAGATAGAAAAGACAGACGATGGTCTATTCTTTGATATAGGTAGTTTGTCTAAAGCCATCACAAATAAGATAGAGCAACATCATATACTCTATAAGCAAAACGTCTGTAAAGACACTTATCTAGAAGAACTGTTTTCTCAGTGTTTTAATGAGATGGGTCACACTAACTATTACTCTCTAAGTCATGACTCTAAAAAAGATTTGATAATCTGTGCAAATCTAATACAAATTAAAAGCGGCAGACTATCCGATGATGATGTATTAGAAGTTTCTAGTTCTAGAACTACAAAACACAAAACGATGAAAGAAAAAACAGAATGGCTTAAAGAGAACAAGCCAGACTTGTATATAATGCTATCAACTGACATTAGAGGAAGTAAAAGGCAAAAGCCCAAGAATGCCAAAAGATATTATCTAATCGTCATTGATCCATCTAAGCTATCGTTTGATGGAAACTGGGAAGACAAAGGCAGTTTCTTAGTTAAGAAAGATTTGAATGTTGAGTATAAGATTAATAAAGGGCTATCCGAACAACTCTGGTTCAAGATCAATAAATCTGAATTCCTACATTTTGAAGAAATATATGTTAATTGTTGATGACTTCATAAACAAAAGATATTCGCTAAAGAATTTGAGCGATGCTGATTTTGATAGCATTGTTGAATGTCTTGCTGAACAGCTTGTACATAAGTCTTTCTATGTGAATTATGAAGAAAATATACTTCGCAAAGATTGGAAAAAGCTTCTTGAATGGAAATCAAATGATGATCATATAAATTCAACGTCTAGACTAGGAATGAAATTGTGTGAACATTTTTTCCCTAACTTCTATGATATTGAAAACAATAAAGGTGAAAGCTTTGTTTCCATGTGGAATAAAGATAACTTAATAAAAATACTAAAATGGAATAGAAAGTCTCATTCTACACCTTATATGTCTGAATTAAAACGTGGGATATACTTCTGCTGTGGTATGACAAAGAGTACCATGTTTAGACCTCAATTAGCTAAACTTATATGTATGCATTATACTCCTTCAATTGTTCTTGATCCTTGCGCCGGCTGGGGTGGACGTATGCTCGGAGTAGTATCTTCTGGTGCAAGATACATTGCGTTTGAGCCCAACACTAAAACACATAACAATCTAAAAGAGTTAGCCGCTTTTCTAAAGATTGAATCTCAAGTTGAGATTATATGCGATAGCGCATTAAACATGGATAATTACAACATACCAAAAGTTGATCTTGTTTTAACGAGTCCACCATACTTTGATCTAGAAGTTTATACGCATGAAGAAACACAATCTGTTAGCAATCATAGTTCTTACGATAGTTGGAAAACAGGATTTTTCATACCTCTGATGCAAAAGTCAGTATCAAAACTTACTGAAAACGGAATAAGTTGCTGGAATGTAGGTAAAGTTGGAAAAAATAATATGAGAGATGATGTTATTGCTTTTCATGAAAATAGGGGTTATAATAAATTAAACACTGTGTCCGTAATATCAAGTAAAAGACAGGCCTTACAGAATGATCACAGAAACGAAAAGAGTTATGATATTACAGATATTTTTTCCAAGAACTATACACGAAACACTTTGATGGAGCATTTTAATGGCTGATCTATTCAAAGATATAATCCCTTCCATTCTCCAGACAAAGAAGAGCGTTCTGGAAAATGAAAAAGACTATGCACCTTTCATCGTAAACAAGGCGCTTTCCTTTCACAGGGATTGCGTCTTGTACGCTAATGAAATGAATAAGAACCACATTCTAGATCCTATGCTGCAATACCACTTTTTGATAAATACTATACGCGGTTATAAACGCCCATATCAAAAATGGTTAAAGCGAGAGACGATTGACGATTTGGAATTACTAAAAGAGTACTATAATTGCTCTAACGAGAAAGCCAAAGAAATAATGTCTATTCTTTCAAATGACCAGATTATTGAAATAAGAAAAAGATTAGACAAAGGTGGTTTGAATGATAAATCTAGAAGAACTCGTAGAGGTGACACTAACTGAACCAGACGATTTTCTGAAAGTCCGTGAAACGCTTTCTCGCATAGGTGTAGCCTCTAAAAAAGACAAAACATTATATCAATCCTGTCACATTCTTCATAAACAGGGTAGATATTATCTCCTCCATTTTAAAGAACTTTTTTTACTAGATGGTAAGAAGTCTGACTTTTCCGAAGAAGACGTGGGGCGTAGAAATACGATTGTCAATCTTCTAGCAGAATGGAATTTACTTACATTAGTTGATCCAATCAAGAGTCAAGAACCTATAACTCCATTAAGTCAGATTAAAATTATCTCTCATAAAGAAAAATCTGAATGGACACTTGTGACTAAATATAGTATAGGCAAGAAGAAGTAAGAGAAGACTAATGGCACAGTTTAGAATAGACTCGCACCAGTATTTACAGCAAGAAAAGACTCTTTTTGAAGTAGTCATGTTGGCCGATCAGTATGGTAATCAGGTCGGTCCTGCAAATCCGACTGGTACCGCAGTTGATGCTTTCGGTAGAGCTAGAATGTCTTTGCCACTTACCCTTTTTGATTCTTCACACAGATATGCAGATAACAGCCTCTGGGCAACTTCTAATAGTGCTTCAGGTAATAGTACTTTTGCCTTTGACCCAAATGCAGGACTTATTAACCTCAATATAACGACAGCAAATGGTGCTAATGTTATTCGCGAAACTACAAAAGTATTTTCATATCAGCCAGGTAAATCTCTATTAACTCTTAATACTTTTGTTATGGAACCAGCAAAAGACAATCTCACACAAAGAATTGGTTACTTTGGCGCAAACAACGGTATATATTTTGAACAAGCAGGTAATACAATTTCTTTTGTAGAAAGATCAATATCTACAGGAAATGTTGTTGAAACAAGAGTAAATCAAACAGATTGGAATAAAGATAATCTGCTAGGTAATACAGCAGGTAGCCCATCACAAAAAACTCTTGACCTTTCTAAAGCACAGATTTTATGGTCCGACATTGAATGGTTAGGTCTAGGTACGGTAAGATGTGGTTTTGTGATTGATGGTCAACTCATACATTGTCACTCATTCAATCATGCAAACTATATAACATCTACCTATATGCAAACCGCATCTCTACCTATGAGATATGAAATCTTTAATACAGGAACAACTTCTAGTAATAGCACATTAAAACAAGTATGTTCTTCTGTAATTTCAGAAGGTGGTTATGAACTTAGAGGATCACAACTATCTGTTGGTACACCAGTTGAATTTGCAAAAGATTTGGGCGGCACACCTGGCGTAGATATTCCAATAGTTTCACTCAGATTGAAGCAAGACAGACTAGATGGTATTGTCATTCTTACAGCACTATCTATTCTGTGTGTAGGTAATAATGCGAGAGCTAAGTGGAAAGTTATTGCTAATCCAACTCTAGCAAACACGACATGGACATCAGCAGGTACAAATTCTTGTGTTGAATATGATCTGACAGCAAACACCGCAACAGCCGGCAGAGTTTTAGCTTCTGGATTTGTAACATCATCAACACAGTCTGCGGTTGTTGCAGATGTTCTCAAAGAAGCACTATTTAAGTTTCAACTTGAAAGAAATGGTTTGACAAATACGCCTTATCCTATTACCATAACTATGGCAACCGCAGCAGCGAATGATGATGGTCTCGTCACAATAGATTGGGAAGAAATTTCTCGTTAAATAATGGAGTATATTATGACAACGTTAAAGTTTTATAAAACACATCCTCATGTCCTAACACCAGCGTTTTTAACAGGTCAATCAGCGTGTTTTGATTTGTCATTTTCGTCTGCTGGTAAACAAAGATACGAAGGATATAACAAACAAAACAAAAAGTTTGATAGACCTATGACTAACGGCGCAATTCATCTTATATCTGGAGATAGAGTACTAATACCCACAGGACTTATTCTTGATATTCCTGCAGGATATTCAGTTCGTATTCATCCAAGATCAGGTCTATCATTAAAGCAGGGCCTTTCACTTGCTAATTGTGAAGGAGTAATTGATTCAGATTATGTTAATGAACTTTTTATACTTTTAACCAATACGTCTGATAATGGAATTACTATAAATAATGGCGATAGAATTGCGCAAGGTGAACTCATTCAACAAATTGAATATAAGTTAGAAGCAACTCTAGATAGACCAGGTCAAAAAACAGAGCGTATTGGTGGTATGGGTTCTACAGGTATTAATACAATAACTGTTGTTCCAACTTCCAATATTGTTATGTATGTTACAGAACCTGAAGACAAGATAAAAAGAGGTCCAGGAAGACCGAGAAAGGTAAACGATGCCAGGAGTACACAGACATAAAGACCTTCGTTATTGCGGTGCAAGAACTGTTGTAACCAAGCAGTCTACTGTATATCTCAATAAAGAACTCATAGCAGTTGAAGGTGATGAATGTAATCATGACTTTAATGCTGAGCCAGGAGATGGAAATGAAACTAAACCTCCTTTAGAAGGAGGGCCATTAAAGGCTGTGTATGGTGCTAAAAATATTTATATAGAAAATAAATTAGTTATATGTGCTGCTGGCGACGAAGCAGAATCGTCAGACGATAAAGGACATCCTAGGTTACTTGTTTCTCCTAGAGGAAGATCAACAGACATGATCATATATGGTGGTCAAGCAGGTGGTGGAACCTAATGTCTTTTATATGGAGAGAAACTGTTAGAGCGGGCAATTCAACTGCTACAGTGAAAAATTATTATGCAAACAATCTTATCATATTGATGAATGTTCAGGGTCATTTTGAATCTGGTATGACTATAACTGGAGACATAAGTGGTACTCAAAAATTATTAACCGATTTTGTTATAGATGATAAATATGATTTAGAATACGATTATACGGGATGGACTGATCTTCTACCTTTAATAGTCACTCTTGATACAGGAATATTTGTAACTTTAGAGGGTCATATTGATGCCACACCTGCACAAGAGGCCGACTCCACTGATATGGTAACAATATGACTGTAACTATTGCCAATTTAACATCTCAATGGACCAATAATGAAATAACCTATACTGGTATAGGTTTAAATATTAATTCAACAGGTCACGCACTTGAATCTAATGTTTTCAATTATAGTATAAACAATTATAGTCTACTGCGACTTAATAGTAATGGCACATTGAATGTAACTAACTCTTTAGTTGTTGATTTAGTAAATGTAGTTCCAACTATTATTGCTGCATTTGATGCGGCCAATTCATCTCTAGGAAGTTCAGCTGCCTTTGAAAAGGCCAATACTGCATTAGATAGAGCCAATATAGCAATTGCGAATGTTAACTTTGTCAATACAGCAATGCAGGCTGCATTTGATACTGCTAACGCAGCAGGAGGAGGTGGTGCGGTTCTTGCGGCAGCAGCTTTTGATAAAGCCAATTCAGCCAACGTTCTTGCATTCAATACAGGCATAGGTGCTAACGCATTTACATCTGCTACTATCGCTGGGGCTAATACTACTGTCGGTGGCGGTGCCAATGCATACGCAGCTACAGTAGGAACTGGTGCTAATGCATTTACTAGTGCAACTATAGCTGGTGCAAACAGTACAGTAGGTACTGGAGCCAATACTTACTTACTAACAGTCATTGCTGGTGCTAATACCGCTGTTGGTACTGCTGCAAATAACTATGCAATTTTAGCTGCCGCTGGTGCTAATGCATATATGATCGCAGTCCAAAATGGATCTAATACTGCTGTCGGAACTGGCGCTAATGCATTTACATCAGCAACCATAGCAGGAGCTAATACAGCAGTAGGTACTGGCGCTAATGCATTTACATCAGCAACCATAGCAGGAGCTAATACTGCTGTCGGAACTGGCGCTAATACTTACGCAGCTACAGTGGGTACTGGTGCTAACGCATTTACTAGTGCAACTATTGCCGGTGCTAATACTGCTGTCGGAACTGGCGCTAATACTTACTTACTAGCAACTCTAGCTGGTGCCAATAGTGCAGTTGGTACTGCTGCCAATAATTATGCTGTCGCCGCTGCTGCCGGTGCCAATGCATACATGATTACTGTTCAAAATGGATCAAATACAGCAGTAGGAACTGGTGCTAATGCTTTTGCTTCTGCCACTATTGCCGGTGCTAATATCGCTGTAGGAACTGGTGCAAATACTTACTTACTCGCAACTATTGCTGGAGCTAATACTGCTGTAGGTACTGGTGCAAATACTTACTTACTAGCAACTATTGCTGGTGCTAATACTGCTGTAGGTGCTGGAGCTAACACTTATCTTCTAGCAACTCTAGCTGGTGCTAATACTGCTGTAGGAACTGGTGCTAATGCATTTACTAGCGCAACTATTGCTGGAGCTAATACTACTGTTGGAACTGGTGCTAATGCATTTACTAGCGCAACTATTGCTGGAGCTAATACTGCTGTAGGTGCTGGAGCTAACACTTATCTTCTAGCAACTCTAGCTGGTGCTAATACTGCTGTAGGAACTGGTGCTAATGCATTTACTAGCGCAACTA